CAGTAGGGCCAGGAAGTGTTTCTCTTTTAATTACAATGTCTTTATCAGATACAGGTACTAATTGAGAAATATCTCCTAATACAATTTCATTAGTAAATTTACTTAAATTTTTAACAAACGAAGCTTCACTCTGCATATTTGTAAAAAAATCTTTTCCATATTTAGAAGTAATAGAAGTTGGTAAAATTTCAGCTACGTTTTGAACAATTACTGGAAGTTGTGATCTTAATTGACCTACTGGTAAACTTTTATTTTCTGTAATAAAGTTATTATATATTTTAGCCATCTGTTGATAGCTTTGATAATTTTTTCCACCTTTAGCTAAATCTTTATTTTGATCATATAAATTTTCATATCTTTTAGTTTCGCTAGGACTTTCTTTATCCATTTCAAATTGTAGTTTTAAAACATCTAATTGATTTTTAAGATCAGCAGTTTTTGATTTAGCTTCAACATTTGCTTTAGCTAATTCTTCAGCTTTAACTCTTTGTACTCCAGATTTTAATGAACTTCCAAGTATACCAAAAGCAGATTGAGCTTCATTAATAGGTCTTATTCTTGATGATCTATCAATCGCATCTAACCCTGAGTATAATAAAGCTCTTTTTCCCGGGTCATCCATTACTTTTTCTATATTAGTTTCTAATTTAGTAGCGAGATTAGAAAAAGCTTTTCCAGCACTTTGAATTAAATTCATTTTTTTAGAGCCAGTTTTCTCCATGAAAGCTTTTCTTTCTTCATCAGATAAAGATTTAAAAGCATCTTTAGGAGATGTTTTTTCTTTTACTAATCCAATACTAGATAAGACTTTAGCTTGTTGTGATTCATCTAATTTAGAAAATTGATCAGCTAAAGCTGAGCCAACATTATCTATTTCAATTTTATCTGATGTAACAGTTTCTTTAGGAACAGTTCCTTTAGAATCACCCATCATTTCTTTAACTGTCATTAATGCGCCTTCGTCTTTTGCTAATTCTAAATTCATTTTATCTTTTTCAGATAAATCATCAGGATTATATTGTATTTTTTGCATTGCACCAGTATCTTGGTCATCTATAAATCTAATAGCCATAATAACTCCTAGTTAAGTTGTTTAAACTCTACATCAACTTTAGAGTAATCAACCATTAGGTAACCATAATCACCAACAATAGAAGCTTCTGGTACTTCATCAGCCATAACTCCTTGATAGATTTTATCATCACCTTTATATTTGAAACTATAAATATTAATTCCATTTGGAGATTTTCCAATTAAATTAATATCTTCTTTTAATCTTCTATCAGAAAAGAAAGGTGCTAAAGCTCCTGCTGCACCTGCAATTTGACCAAAGGTACTAGGTCCTGCAACTGGTGTTCCAACAAAACCTGATCTTTCTTCTCCATAAGTTCTAATAGGTGCTCCTGATAACGCACCAATAATTTGTCTTACTTGTTCAGTTGGATATTCTCTTTCTTCAATGAAATCTCTATAAGATTCAGCAAGTCCTGCTTGTTCTATTCCTCTTTCAGTTGCGCCAGCTCCAGCAAGTCCTGTTACTGCTCCAGCTAGTCCTTGTAATTGTGCTTGAGCAGCACCTAGTTGCGCAGCTCGATCAGAAGCAAATCTTTGTGCACCTGATTCAAAACCAGCTTGTCTTAATCTAGATGATACATCTCCTACTTGTTCTAAAAATCTCTCTGTACCTAAAGCTCTTTCAACGCCTTCTCTAGATCCACCAAAAGCTCCCGCACCAATTGCTCTTGCTCCTAATGCTCGTTGAGCCATTCCATATTGTTCTCCTAAATCTGATAATGTTCCTGATATAACTTGTTCTTGATAAGGATTCATATATTGAGCTGCAGTTGCTGTATCAAAAGTTTGTGCACCAATAGCTCCTAATTGTCCTGCTTGAGGTAAAATTTGTTGAGATATAACATTAGCTGCTTGCTGTTCTTCAGGTGAAAGTTGAGCTATACGTTGACCAGTAAAAGCTTGATAAGGACGTGATCCAACTGATTCAGCTCGTCTTAAAGTACGTTCTTGTATTTCTTTAAAATATGCTGGTATATCGTAAGACGTAGTTGATTGTTGCGGTGCTTGAACAACTGTTGTAGATGGTTTAAAAAGACTACCCATTGATTATATATGTTCCTCCAATATTTTTATATCCTAATTTAATAAAGGCGTTATGTTTTCTTTCAACGTCTTTACCTTGAGTTATTTCGCATAAAGCAGTAAGTCTTTTACTTAATGCGTATTCTTTAAAAACTATCATAATAGCTCTAAAGATATGAAAGTTACGATATTTAGGATTAACATGAAGCCATAGACTTCTAAGAAATCTTTTGTCGCTATACCATGTTTCGTCTATAGCGGCTGCCATAGTTCCTATAATAACATTTTCATATTCTACTACTATAACAAAACTATTTCTAATGTAAAATATAATATGATCAAGTAATTTCTTATTATTTACGTTTCCAAAATTGTAAGGTGATTCTGGAAGCCAGGTCTTTAAAAGCTCTCTAATACGTACAGCATCGTCTATTCTAGCTTGTCTAATCTTATATTTATCTTTTTCCATCAGGTCTAATTTGGATTCTTAATGTACCAAATCGCCAATTACTACCTAATTCGTCACTTTCTATCTTAATAGAAGATTGTCTACCTCGTATTCTAGAATTATAATAAGGTGTCGTATTTGACACTGTAATAACTTCTCCTGTAGTTTTAGAGCTATTTGGATAATCTCTAGTAAATAAAGTAATAGTAGCATTTCCTGTTTGATTTTTAAAGTCAGGTATAACTTTATTTATAAAACTAAAATTTTCTCCATCAGCAATATCTCCATCACCTGATTCTATATAAGCAGTCATCGCTGATCCATCAGCATCAACTCCATCTTCATGACGATAGATTAAAGAACGACCTGCTGTTAATCCATAAATAGTAGAGAAAGTATTAGCAGAAGAATTACTTAAATATTCTGTTGCTAAAGGATTTTGTTCTACTCCATTATCTATATAAGTAGTTCTAGATAAATCTCCAAAATACCAACTATTTTCTAAATGATTGTAAATTACATATTTATTTATCGTATTTGAATTGGCGGAACAATAATACCAAATAACTTCAGAAAAATTAGAAGTTTGTCCAGCATAAACTTGTTGAAATTGTGTTTGATTTATATCATCAAATACGTGATTTAATATAGGACAAGGTATTTCTTGAACAGCACCCGCAAATCTAAAGAATTGGCCATCAGACATCCAGTAAGCTATGTCATCTATAACTATTGCGCTATTTAATCCAATAGCTCCGCAGTCATTACCGAGCTGACGAAAACCAAATATAAAAGGAGGACCAATAAAAGACATTGATTGAAGTGTTGTATCTGTCCATATAAGAATAGTTCCTTTAGAGGGTTTTGCTGATCTTATTTCACTACCACCTGCAATTCTTTGTGACCCAGCAGAGTTAGTAGCATTAGGAGTCCAAAAATTATAATTTTCTTGATCAGACCATCTTATAAATAATTTATCTTGTGTTGCGGTATTGCCAATTTCAGTTTCAGTGCCCATACAAATTAAATGCCTTGTTTCTGTAGAAACAACTGATAAAGAAGATTTAGTAGGAGCATTTGCTATAGCTGAGGCTCTATTTGAAGACATACCAGCAGAAGTTTGCCATTCAAAAGTTTTTCCATCTCTTTGAGTTAAAATTAAATCTTCTCCCCAATTATTTAAAGACCATTGTCTCATATCTAAAGTTACTTCTGTGTCTGATCTTGCATTACCCCATTCTTCCTCTCCATAGTAACCGGCTCCCCAACCATAACCTAAAGTTTCTTGATCAGGTCCATTATTAATTTGATAATTAATATCGCAGTTAGCTAAGTCTGTAACTGTAGATGTAGCAGTGCCAGGAGTTTCTATTGTATAAGCATTAGAATTATTAATTGCTATTATTTCAAATTCATTTTGTAAATCAGTAATTGTTATTCCTCCTACATTAGCAGATACATTTTCAATAGTTATAAAGTCTCCTTCAATTGCTCCGTGAGAAGTATGATTTACTATTACGTTAGAGCTAGTATTACTGGTAGTAAATACATTAACTAAACTATTTGATTGTCTAATTGGAGTAATATCAGCATTTGTACCTGATTGATAAGCATAGACTTTTCTATCTGTTCCGAAAGCTTGATAACGAGTTCCATCTAAACTTATCCAAGAATGCAAATCTGCGGTACGCCCAATATAATAATCATCGCTATATTTATTCCAACCACCTATTTTTTGAGGAAGTCCTTTACGAAATCTAATTTTATCGCAATCTGTCCATCTACCTTCTGCACCTGTTTCAGTGTTTTCGGTATCTATTCCAGGTTGAAAATTAAGTTGAGTAAGTGGCATAATAACAAATATTATATAACAAAAATTTTAAATTTATAGTTTTTTTTGTAGCATATAACCTACTATATAATACTTATGAATATAATGAAAGCGAGAATAATCTGGTTTCCTTATAAACATTATAAAGATAAAAAATACTTATAGAAATGATTTTTCAAAATATAGAATTGCTTGAAACTGATAAATTTCAATATTTACTGATCCATAAAAATGGATCCTCTAGT